TAGTCCGTATTTATGATCTTAGAAAAGAAATGGGAAGTAATATTCACGACGCAGTATATATCCTTCAATCTCATGGCTGTATTTGTATTACAAAGGATAAAGGATTTACTTTTGCCGAAGTTCTAATCGATAGAAATTGCATTGATCGCTTTATTGCAGGATACGATAAAAATTATAATTCGAGTAATCTATCTCCTAAAATGAAAAAATCACCGCCTGTAAAAATATGCCCTTATCACGGGCGCAAATATGAAGATGTTCCCAAAGGCACATTCGATGCCGCCATTCACAACAATGTAACACCAAGCAAACAATATCGCACATCCCACCATGGAAGTTCAGCGGGGATGATTAATGATGCTTGAGTTTTGCGCACAACATAATGTTGATCCCGCTATTTTCTCCCAATTATTTCTAAATAAAGCCACCAGCCTTGTTAATGAACTTGAGGCATTGGAAACACCAACATGGGCAGCGGACGCGGTACTGGAAGAAGAAATTTGCACCCGCCGTGTCATTGACCCGAATTGCGGCACAGGTGTATTGGCAGAGGCCGCACGTCGAAAAGGGTATGAGGTCTACGCCAATGACATATTCAATTGGGGGTATGAGCATCAATCATATACTTATGATTTTCTATCAGAGCAGGGCGCACATCATCTTGGCGGTCTTGTGAGTGGCAGTACAGTATTCTTAAACCCACCGTTCAAATTGTCCTGCGAGTTTCTTTTACAATGCCGATTACTTGGCGCGCGTAAGGTTATCTTGTTTCAAAATATTACATGGATGACTTCAAAAACACGTCGTGAATTTTGGAAAAATAACCCACCAACAAGAACATATATTTTTGCAGAGCGTGCAACCACTTGGCGCTTTGATGTGCCGGAACATAAACGCATCGGCACAACTTCAAAGACCTTCGCATTCTTTGTATGGGATGGATGGGACAACCCCGCCGCCCCAACCAGCCACCTTTTGTACAAGGGAGGTGCGTGATGTATCAAATGTGCCTTGATAATGAATTAGTAATTGATAATTTTGCAGGTGGCGGTGGCGCGTCTGCAGGGATTGAAGCAGCATTAAACCGTCCGGTTAATATTGCAATTAATCATGACCCAGAGGCGGTGGCGCTTCACAAGATAAATCACCCGCACACGCACCATTATTGCGAAGATGTATTTAGTATAAATCAACGTGAACTTGTTAAGGGTCGCCCAGTTGGACTTGTTTGGTTGTCGCCTGATTGCACCCACCATTCAAGAGCAAAGGGCGGTAGGCCAGTTAAGAAGAATATACGTGGTTTGGCATGGGTAGCACTACGTTGGGCAACATTACCAGCACCATCAAAACCGCGTGTAATTATGCTTGAGAACGTAGAAGAGTTTAAGGGATGGGGGCCGCTAGTAAATGGAAGGCCTTGTAAAGAGCGCAAAGGAAAGACGTTTAATCAATTCTGCGATGCTTTACGCGCACAGGGTTATGTCGTTGAATATCGCTCTCTTACAGCCTCAGATTATGGTGCACCCACAAGACGCACAAGATTATTCCTTATCGCACGTAGCGATGGTCAGCCAATTGTATGGCCTAACCCTACACATGGTAAAAAGGGTTCTGGATTATTACCGGAAAAAATAGCCGGTGACTGCATAGATTGGTCGGTGCCTGGTCAAAGCATCTTTGGGCGCAAGCGTCCACTTGTTGAAAAAACAATGATCCGTATAGCGCGTGGTATGCAGAAGTTTATAATTGATGATGACAATCCGTATATTGTTCCGCACCAAGGACACCACACGGCATCATTCATCAATGAGCACGCAAATTCATCTAGCCAGAGAATAATTGATATTCAAAAACCACTACCTACAATTTGTGCGCAGGTTAAGGGCGGTCACTTCTCTTTGGTGTCAGCATATTTAATACGGTATTTTGGTAACGGTTTTGCAAACTCAATCAAGCAACCAATACCAACAATCATGGCTGGCGGTGGTGGTAAAAGTGCCTTAGTCACTGCATTTTTGGTGAAATATTATGGGGCAGATAAACACGGTCAGGCTTTAAACGTTCCGCTGGATACCATCACCACAAATGATCGTTTCGGCTTAGTCACGGTCAAAGGTATTGATTACCAAATTGTAGATATAACTCTACGAATGCTTTTATCAAGAGAGCTATATACAGCTCAAGGATTCACTAAAGATTACAAGATTGATTTTGAATATAACGGGCGACCATTAAGCAAAACGTCGAAGGTGCGTATGTGTGGCAATTCAGTTAGCCCCTATATGTCATACGTCCTAACTGACGCTAACTTCATGCAATCATCCTTATTTGTTGATCAAAGATTTAGGCGGGTGTCATGAAATTAAACACCCTACGTTACGACCACATAAAACTAGCCGCGACCCATAGTGAATTTATAAATGAGGTGATTAACCATGCGCATGATCGACGTGATCCAATATTAGAGGATTTGGCGCGTAGTTATCGCGATGCCATGCAAAAGGATATGGAGGGCAGGGAATGCGTTTAAATCAAATCTTCCATTGCAACACCCAGAGCCTCGGCCAGACTTTGAATACCCTCGACACTGCCCGTTTTCTTGCCTGTTTCGATTTGTGCGATCATGGATCGACCAACTCCCGACATTTCGGACAACATCAATTGCGAGTATCCACGATAGTTGCGGAAAACCATAACAGGGCTGTCCCCGCTAATCATTGCCTCGACAACCTCGGAGGGAAAACTTTCCTCATCTCTGGTCTCAAGGAATGCAATACGGTCTTTAAGGTCTCTATTTTCTATCAACAGTTTATTTTCAAGTATAGAGTTAGACGTGGAAACGGGTCTTTCGAAACATACATCTTCATAAGTGATAATTTTTTTAAGCTGAGCAAATTGTCTGATTTTATCCTGCACTTTACGCACAGCATCTTCAGTAATTGTAGCGGTAATATCTGCACTATCATGAGCAGACCTTCCTATGCGGTTTGTAACAAGGTGACCGCCATCAGCTTTACGATTTTTAACTTTATCATTTTGTCTCTTAATATTCATTTTTTATACACATCCCCTCTGTTTCCAATTTTAAATATTTCTAATATCTTAATTTCTGTATCAACAGTGTATAGCACTCTGATATCTCCAAATCTTTTGCGGTATCCATTCTCTACATCCAATAATGGCTTTATATTTACATCTGGTTTAAATGGGTCTTTCGCAACCTCTTTCATTCCAGCCACAATGGTTTTGGCCTTTGCTTTTTGCATCTTCCGTAAAGTTCTCAATGTTTTCTTTTTGTATGTCGTTTCCATGTATTCATTGTTACCCATAGTAACAACAAAGTCAAGGGTTATTGTTACCTATAGTAACATATTTTTAGGGGGAAATGCAAATGCATCATAATCAAGACTTTCCCAGTATAGATAATGTCCATAATTTGCCACCTATAGAGCCACACAGCGGCGAAGCGGAGCAGGGGTTACTTGGCGCGTTGTTGGTATTTAACAAAGCCTATGACGATATATCATCAACCTTAAGGGCAGAACATTTCTACCTCCCCATTCATCAAGAGATATTCACCGCAATCTCCAAAGCAATAGGTGAGGGGAAAACCGCATCACCAGTGTTTTTGAAAGCACAATTTGATAATGATAAATCATTAGAATACTTAGGCGGCGCACAATATTTAAACGACCTTGCCGCAGGCGTAATAAGTCAACTAAACGTCAAAGATTATGCCGCGACGATCAAGGAGCTATTTGATAGGCGTAATTTGATTACAGGCCTGCGTGAGGTATTGGACGCCGCATATAATACCAGTATCCTTGACCGCGGAACTGTCTTGGAAATGGCAAATCAGGCCGTGAATACGTTGGTCGATGATATGCCATCACGACAATACACCGCCGCCTCTGCCATATCAGAGGCCTTGGCATTTACCCAAGGCATTAAAGACGGAACAATTTCACCCATCAAGACAGGGTTGAGGGAATTGGATGGCGCAATAAACGGCCTGTATTCATCGTGCCTTTATATTATTGCGGGTAGACCCGGCATGGGCAAAACCGCCCTTGCCATGAACATGGCGGAGAATATCGCAAACCCAGAGTTTGGTAGGCCTACACCGTCCGCATTCTTTACACTTGAAATGTCCGCACCTCAATTGGCGATGCGTATATTGGCACGCCACACAGGCATTCCAGTTGATAGGCAAATGAGTACGGATAAATTAAGCGATGATGAATGGAGGCGCTTAACCTCCGCACAGCAAAAACACGCAAAAACGCCGTTAATCATTGAGGATTGTGCGGGTGTAAATTTGGCCCAAATAATATCCAAGGCCAGAAAGATACGCCGTACGCATGGTAAGTTTGTGATGTTTATTGATTACCTTGGTTTGATTTCTTCAGAGCACAACAACATACAAATGGTTCATCAAATTGCGGCCATAACCAAAGGACTAAAATCTCTGGCCAAGGAATTGGATATCCCTGTTGTATTACTGTCGCAGCTATCCCGAAAGGTAGAAGAACGCGAGGATAAGCGCCCATTAAAATCCGACCTACGCGATAGTGGAGCGATTGAACAGGATGCAGATGTGATCATGTTCCCATACCGCCATGAATATTACCTCGCCCGTCAGGAACCCATAAAAACCCAGAATACAGGCGGCGGCAAACATGAACAGAAGGTACGTGACTGGGAATTTGAACTTGGTGAATCGCGCGGCAAAGCCGACATCATTATCGCCAAAAACAGATATGGCCGAGAGCCAACAATCAAACTTCGCTTTAACGGTAAAAGACAATTATTCCATGATATTTCAGAAAGGGTTCAATGATGAACAATGACGAGGATATAAACATCCTGTTCGTCGATTGGTGCGCCAGTGACGTTTTAAAAGAAACCCAGATGCTAGAACCATACGAGGACTTAGCCTATCGCATCATCATGGATTTCATCTTATCAACCAACGATAATTTACCCGATGATGACAGGCGTTTGGCACGCTTGACCAAAACATTTCGTAAATGGAAGGGCATTAAACAGACCCTTATTGATTTCAATTTAATTGAGTTGGAAAACGGGTTTATACGACACAAAAAAGTGACTTCTAAACTGCAACATGCGCGCAAATTTTATGAACAGAAAAGGGGTGCGGGGATTGCGTCGGCGAAGAAACGTAAGGCATTGAAAAATAAAGAAACCAAATCAACGGACGTTACAACGGACGTACCAACGCCCGAACAAGCGAACGTACAAACGACCGAGGCAACTAACTACTTAACTACTAAACTAAAGAAAAAAAGAAAGAAAAAAAGAAAATCAACGGATCAAAAAACATTACCCCCACCGGATGAAACAGAACCAATTCCTGAAAATCAAACAAGCCTCTGGTTTGATGGAGATATCATCACCCTAGATAAAACCGATTACCACGGCTGGCTTGATATATTTCAGGGTAATGACGATCAGTTCATGGATTGGTTGAACGCCCGAGACACTTGGCTTTCAAATAAAACAAATGGCAAATCCAACTGGAAAAAATCCACCTTCGCCGCCCTTAACAAACTTTCAATTACCTCAAAAAATCAGGAGATATCCGCATGAACCACACAGGCTTCGTTGATGAAAAATATATAAAAGTTATCGTTGAAAGCGCAGGGCGTACCCTGACAATGCTACCCAACACAGGGGCTTGGCCTGCGGGGTATCGATCTTGTTGGCCTGAATATATTCGGGAGTGGGGCGACCTGATCGAAGCACCGAAAGAATTTAACCCACAGCGCATTCGCCCAACCGTGGCGCAGATGAATGAACTTGAAACGGTGGAGGATTGGATTGTTGGTTTGGCCAATCATTGCCGCCGACGTCACCGCACCGAGATATCACGTTGCGTTGCCGCGGCGATGTTACATCACCCATTCATCGAAGGACGCAGGATCTATTCATTCCGTAAGTTGGGCAATATGTTTGGTACGTCAAATCACACGGTAAAGAAGTGGTACATGGAAGGCCTACACATCATCGCCAATAACGTCAATTTGGAGCAAAGCGCCAATGACACAAAACCACATTTTTTAACTGCATAGACATCTTAAGCTAATCAATTTATGGTAGTTTTCTTAATAGTATAAGTTGAGTGGAATAATAAATAATATGGTAAGTATTAATAAAAAAAGCAAAAAACCTACTATCTACAGGATTACATCCGTATGTGGCGAACATATACCGTTCCGAACTAAAAAAGATCTTATTAAATGGTGCGAGAAGGAGGCCTTATTGTGGTCTACGTTTTTTGGTGTTTTTTCGAAATATGTTAATTCAAATAATAAGATCATGGGAAATGAAGGAAGGAGAATTTATTCAGAACTCATGAAAGAAATTCCAAAATACCAAGTAGAACCATATGAAACCTTAATTGAGACTATACTACTCTCGAACAATAGT